CGCTCAGGTTGGCACCGCTCAGGTTGGCACCGCTCAGGTAGGCACCGCTCAGGTAGGCATCGCTCAGGTTGGCACCTCTCAGGTTGGCACCTCTCAGGTAGGCACCGCTCAGGTAGGCACCTCTCAGGTTGGCACCTCTCAGGTAGGCACCGCTCAGGTAGGCATCGCTCAGGTTGGCACCGCTCAGGTAGGCACCGCTCAGGTAGGCCTTCGCCGCTACAGCAGACTCCAGCGCCGCGCGCATTGCCAATCCACTGGATTGCTGCTCGTCCGATGCCTCAAATTCGTACAGAGTCTTGCTGCTGTCCCAGCGAGAAACGATCTTGATGATGTGCGCCATGTCTGCCCCTGTTGGTGGAAAAAGAAAGGCCCTGCAATGCAGAGCCTGGGTGTAAAGAGCCGCGTGTTGCGCGCAAATCGCTTGCATCCATCTCCGGTGCGCGCGCGGCTGGAAACCATCACAACTGCAACCGGCAGAGCTGCAGCACTATCCCGAGGGACCCAGTTGCAGATGTGATGGGCCCTGGGCTTGCCAGGGCGGGGGGTCAGAACTTCAGCGCTTCCAGTTTCTGAACCTGCTTTTGAAAGCTTGCGAGCTTTTTCTTCCGAGCCGTTTCTGCTGCAGCAACTGCATCGGCGCGAGACGTGTGAACGTCTTTCCCTATCCTGTAAGGCGCGAATTTGTGCTCCCTCAGCCATACGTAGTCCGGGTCGATTCCCAGCTTTTCAATTCGGTCAACAGCGACCCCGATGCTCAGCGCGTGCTGGGAAATCCAGACTTGCTGTCCTGTTCTCAGTTCCATCTCTCATCTCCTTGGTGTGCCCCGGCTACGAGCCGGGGGAGGGGGTCAGGCAGAGGCCTTGTCCAGCGCAGCGCGGCGCTTTTCGATGTTGGCCAGCTTCTTGTCCAGGGCGGCCTGCTGCTTGTCGAGCATCTCGCGGCCCCGTGCAATCGCTGCGGCTTGGTCGTGCCCGATGCTGTTGATGTTGTAGGCCTTTCCGCCTTCATCGCGATGCCAGCCTTCGTAGAGGGTTTCCTGCTTTACGAACGTCTTCTCGACGGGCTTGAAAGCTGGCGTCAGCACCCAGCCTTTGTACGGAAACTTCACGTTTGCCATCTCTTGCTCCTGTGTTGAAAAACCAAATGCGCCGCAACTGTCGTGGCGCCTTTGGTCTTTCCCCTGAACTGGGTCAGGGGAGGTGATGGACTTCATGCAGAGCACTCTTCCAGGAGCAGCTCCCAGTCCCGATCGCTCTGTTCCAGTGCGCGGCGCCTCTGCTCATCCAGGATTCGGTAGTACGCCTTACGGTTCTGTTCAATTGCCTCTGCGTTGGTGCGGAGGTACTCGGCGACGATGGCGTCGTTCTTCGCGATTTCGTCTGCGATTTGCTGTGCGGTCATGTGGTGCTCCTTGTGAACAAACCTCAGCCCTGCACGCAAGACTGAGGTTTGGTCCCTGATGTCGTACAGGGTGGACGGCTGACTTCTCCCCGAACTCCACGCTGCCTTGCGACATGTGGCGGGCTCCAGCACGCGTTTTTGATCTAGCCCCAACTGGGCCTGGTCCGCGAGTGTTGGTTCTCGCGCCACCTGTCTTTTGCTTCTGCCGACAGATCACAGGGGCAGGGCCTTGCGGCCTGTTCATCCTTCTGGTCTGGTGTGATTTGGGGAGACAGCCTGGGCTACCTTCACCGCTATGTGTTTGCGCTCCTGTCTGGGCAAGCGCTATGCCCTCGTGTCAGCGCATCTTTGACAGAACCGGGTACTAGCCGGCCAGATCCAGTCATGCAGGCCGCCTCTCCAAATCACACCAGGAGAGCTACAGAGAGATGCGGGCCGGTGCTGATCCCCGGCTTCACATGTACCGTCGCATGTCGGAAGAGCCGACCTACCCTCTGCGGATGCGTACCCACGCCCTAGCACCATTCGGATCGCGCCAGGATTGAGCGTCCATGCGTACACCCATGCCCGTCAGCCCGGGCCTTCCGCATCTCTCTGTAGCCCTCTGTTGTTAAAGACCAGTCAGCGCCAGGCCGATCCCGTGACACCCTCCGCAGCCGCCCTGGGGCGTTTGTTGCTGCGATGGGATGTACTTTGCCACAAGAAAAACTAGCACGCAAGTAAAACTAGCGGAGGCGCACAAAAAAATCCAACGTGCTGCTTTTTCTTCGCTGGGGCGCAGACGCAAAAAAGCCCCGTCGTGCGGGGCTTGTGTTGGGGTGGGGCGACTCGGTTGGCCGATGGCGCCGGGGTGGTGCCTACCAATCGCTGGGCTTGTGGATGGATGTTCCTGGGATAGTGTCTGGAAACTGCGAAGAGGATAGGGCTGAGGTGCTCACGGCCCTGATGAAGTTTGAAGCCTTGATCAGCTCTTTGGACATCGACCGCTTTCCCGGAGCGATGACGCCAACAACTTTTTTGGGATGGTGGTTTCTGACAAGCCGTATGGACTCTGCCAGATCGCTGTCGCCAGAGATCACTATCGCGCAGTCAAACTTGTCCAGCCAAGCGTCGTTCAGAAGATGCACCGCTAGGTTCACGTCGGAGCCTTTTTCTGTGGTCTCCAGCACTCTTGCATGCTTCGCTCCGTTGATCGGCGTGACTAGGCGCTTGGTCACCTCGTAAGTCCGGAACAGTCCTTTGATGACCTGCGTCTCTGGGCACACATGCCTGAGGGCGCGCAAGTAGGCCTGCTGATGGTGGGGCTTGTCTGGATCTGCTGGGGTTCCCGACACAAAGGCGGTGAAGTACTTGATTGTGTCGATCTGGTTGTGAGGGTCCAGCAAGTGCTCGCACATGGCGCGGATGTTGAGCCACTTGTAGGGCGTCCCCTTGAGGGCGCCAAAGTAGAGATTAAAGCCATCTACGTACACGCTTGTACGGTAAGTCATCAACTCTCCCCACAAAAAGCAAGGGCCCCAGAAGGGGCCCCGCAGCCCATGTCTAAGACATGGGGGTTGTAGCCTCGTATTTTACACAGAATCCTTGCCGACTCAAGACCCGTCTGCAAGCATCCCCCGGACGCGCGCCGCGCCCCGACGTGTTGACGCCAGCTACTCGCAGCCCAGCTCGGCCAGCGTGTCCTGCAGCGTCTTGATGAGCCGCTCAACGTCCTCGGGCGGCATCTCCACCCAGGTGGTGGTGACGGGCAGCCCGGCCGATGTGTTGGCGGTGTGCTTGAGTCCGATGAGCGTCTTGCCGTGCTCGATGCGCGTGCGAACGCTGGTGAACTGGAGTAGGGGAGCGGGAGTCATGGCGCCATCGTGGCATGAAAAAGCCCGCTCGGGGCGGGCTTGTTTAATGGCGTATACCTTTGTCTAGCAACTTCGCCGCAGCACCCATAACAGGGACACTGAGGAACGCTATGGATACTTTCCAGTCGGCGCCAACATGGATGCTCCATATGGCTGCAAGTACGCAACCAATGACAAGGAGCGCTCCCACAAATCGACTGCAGCTTTCGATAGAAATCTCTGCAATTGATATCCGGCGCTCAGATGATATGCGAGCAGCTTGCTCCTTCTCGCACATGACCATGATACGTTCAGCGCCGTTTGGAATAATTCTGTCGAACTGCTCCAGCGCGCCTGGCGGCGGTAGTGGCCCTTGCCATTGGGCTGACATGATTTGCGTTCCGCCTTGGCGTTGCTGCTCCGCTGGCGGCTGGGGTGCAGGCGACTGAACTGGGGCAGTTCTTTTCGCTGTCCTAGTTTGTTTTGCGTTCATTCTCTCGCTTGAGTACGAAACGCATGGTGTCGCCAACACGCTTCACATCACCTCGCATGCGCGAAAGATCTGAGCCTTCCGGGCGCTGGAAAGTAGGGGCAGCGAAAACACTTGCGGTTGCGCCAAGGCCGCTGATCAGAGCGGCCAGGAATCTGACGTGCTTCTTCATCATAGACCTCCTGGATCGCAGTGCTTAACGTCCGTTCGTCATCGCCGACGGCTCAGCTGCTTGCGCGGCTGGGACATGAAGTTCTGCGTAGATTTTGAAAAACCTGCGATTTTACCTCGAAACTTCCGCTGCTGGTAGAACGGTAAAATTTCGTCGGTAAGGTAGCTTAACAGCGTTCCTTTTACGGATCTAGCATTTCTCAGCAGACGTCAGGGTGTTCATCTGTAGGTTCGACGCTCACACGGTGCCAGTTGTTGGGTGTTCGCATCGTCCTTCGATGCCTGTTCGATCCTGCTTGCGCTTGGAAGTTCGGTAGCGAATGTCGTGAACCTCGCAGGTCAGGGCGCCCTGGTCGTGAACTTGGCCAACCCCCTACAACCTCGCGGCGTCGGCCTTGCGCTCAGCGGCCGGAGACGTAGGTGACCAGGCCGTGCTGCACATGCACCAAGAGCCCCGAACGCCAGCGCATCTTTTCCACGTCAAATTCTGCTGTTTCGACGTTGGTAGGCTGACCGCAGCGGTGCAGGACTACACCCTTGCTCATACCCACTTGGATGTCCTTGCCGCAGGCCTTGACCAGCGCATCCTCAGTGGCGGTTATTGCGCGCTCCATCGAGGCCACGAACATCGGGTACTGAGCTCGGGCCACGATCAACGGCATGTTGCCCACAGAGTCGAGGTTCACGAAGGTCTCGGACAGGCTCATGGACATCTTCTTCTGGAAGGTCACACCGCTCACAGTCGAGCCAGTCACGATGTGATAGTTCGCGGCCACCAGTACCAGGGCAGCCACAGCAATAGCACCAGTCGCAATCAAAGCCTTCTTCATCCTTCTCTCCTAATTTTCAGAGCTTTGTGCACATCCAAAGTGCACGCCCCTGTATCAGCGCCTCGCACTTTCCATCAATGACAATGTTGGGGTGGAGCTTTCTGTCAGCATTGTCAGAAACAGCATTCCATACTCCATCTATTTTCTGGAATCGCTTAACCAACATTTCGCCATCCCAAGAAAATGCGTAAATGCATCCTTGCCTAGGATCTTTATCGGCCCTGTTGAGTAGCAATATGGACCCATCGCTAATTGACGGCTCCATCGAAGTCCCTTTAACCGAGACGATTGCCGCATTCTCTGGGCTAACTCCAGCAGATTTCAAGAAATCTCGGCGGAAGTGAAGTACACCCATCTTCTCAACGATGTCGTTGACGCGGCCCGGACCAGCGCCAACCTCTACGCTAAGCCTGGCTACCTCAACGAACTCTGACGAATCGGCGTCTGACGTCTCCCCCAGTAGAGACGCAACCGTCATGCCGAAGAGCCGCGCGACTATCTCCAGCCGCTTGCGCTTCGGAGCGGTTCCGCCTTCCTTCTCCCATTGCTGAACCGTTTGCCACGCCAGCGGCTTGGCGGCGCGCTCTTCCTCGGCAACCTTCTTGGCGAGCAGCTCCATGGACCAGCCCCTGGCCTCGCGCTCCCGCTTGATCGTTGTGTGAATCGACATCTTGACAAGTATTCCTTGTGAGGGCTTGCGGGTCTATACAAGATCAGCTAGCATTGCTAGTAAATCTTGTAGAGGCCAACGCATGACCACAGCAACCACCGAAGACGACAAGGCATCCATGAAGGATGTCGCCATCAAGGCGATCAAGCTCCTTGGCGGGCCTGTTGAGGCTCAGCGCAAGGTCCAGGCACCCACCTACCAATCGGTCCAGAGCTGGGCTTCCAACGGCGTCCCGCCCCGGTACTGCATCCGCGTCAGTGAGCTGACCGGAATCCGCCTGGATGAGCTTCGCCCCAATGACTGGGATCGCTACTGGATCGCTCCATCTGCCGCCCAGCCCAAGGAGGCCAGCAATGTTTGAGCCACACAAGTCTTTCGTGATCGATCTGTGCAAGGCGATGGGCCTGAGTACGGACCACCTGGTGTCGTTCCGCATCTCCCAAGGTGAGGACGGAACACTCATCCCGCGCGTCCGGGCCGAGTACGTGATGCCGCATGAGTTCGGCGAGCCTGCCCAGAGGGTTCTGCGCGAGTTCTCCCTGGTGGCTACTCCGGTTTCGTCCCAGGTAGTCGGGACCGTGGATAGATCTGTGTCCCTGTCAACGCTATTTGAAACGACCCATCGGGTAGTTGATTCACGGGACCCTGCCCACATCGAAGGGAGCGCTGATCGTCCATCCACTGAGACCAGCCCTCTGAAAACAACTGGCGAATTTCGGTCTGAGTGACCGCAACCCTGTACTCGTTGCCCTCCATGTCGAACATCAAAACCGTCCCGCGCTGCGTTACGCGCCTCTCTGTATTGCTCATGGCCGAGGCCCTTTCTGTGAATGGTGTGTGGAATCTTCATTCTAGAGAGGCGTCCTCGGCCGCCCAGCCCAAGGAGCAGGCCCATGCTTCGTGATGACCTTGCTCTTTTGAAGATGGCTTGGCTGAGCCATGCGATGGCCAGGTACGACACGTTGGAAGAGGTAGCCCGCGAGGCCGCAGCAGCTCTGCCGCTCCTCCAGCGCGAGTTCACAGCCGAAATTGCATCGTTGAAGCTGAAGCAGGAGGAGGGTCGTCCTTCTTCACCTCCGCCACGCCTGCCAGAAGGCCGCGATACGCCTGAGCAAAGGCTGACGCGATGACCTCCTCCGTGATTTCTCCGTATATGGGCTGCGTCTGCCTCAGCACCTCGGCTGTGATGACAGCGGCTGGTGCGATCAATTCCTCTTTCATGTCCGCCCTCCTTGGCGATGTTGGTAACGGTTTGGAAGCCACCAGCATAGCCCAGCGAGTGGCGGGCACCTTTTCCTGAATTCAACCCAACAAGAACTGCCTGGAGGGCAACAAAACCATGTCGTACAGCAACCGCCGCCTCATCCGTAAGCCCCACGCACTCCTGCGCCTCAATGAAGAAGAGATGCGCGAATTCGAATGGCTGGTCCAAGAAGAGGGCGGCGGCGCGCCGGCCGAGATTTATCGCAATGCGCTGCTGGAGCTGATTCGTGAGCGTCGTCATGCGGCAAATCCTATGTCCGCAAAGCGTGTTGACAGCAATGCATTCACCCGCCTGGTCGCCGTCTAGGCCAGCCACAAACCCCACGGAGACCACATGCCGCAACCGCCGCACACAGAGGACCGCATAGACCTCGAAGGCTTTGCAGAAGAAGACATTGCAGCTATCGAAACTGTAGCTGCAGAGCGCGGCATCTCGTTTGATGACGCTGTCAAACAGCTGCTGCTGGAAGACATCAAGAAGCGCCGCGAGAAGGCCAAGAAGGGCGTCCTGGCGCGCCTGTTCGGTTTCTCCTCCGCCAATAAACGGTAACCCCAGAGTAACTGCAAAGCAGCAATCCCATGAAGCCCACCGCATTCCACATCCCCACTCGCTCCGTGATGGCCGGCACCAAGCCGCACAAGCCCACCGTCCCGACCGCGATCAACCACATCCGAGTGGTCGGCAGCGCAAAGAGCCGCATTGACAACGACCGACGCCGGGCAAATCGCCTGGCCTCGATATGAAAGGGCAAAAGCAAAAACGCCTGCAGCTGGAGAGCTAGCAGGCGTTCTAGGAGTCTGGTCTCGGCGGCAACCGGGATTCAGACGAGTTTCGAAAGACATGCGCATTTTATGGCCTCACCGGGCCAGCGCACAAGAGGAAATTAATGGCACGCATCCGCACCATAAAACCGGAATTCTTCACAAGCGAGGACATCGTGTCTTTGTCGCCGCTGGCACGCCTCTTTTACGTGTCACTGTGGTGTGAAGCAGACCGCGAAGGGCGCTTCGAGTGGAAGCCCAAGACGTTCAAGCTGCGCTATCTGCCCGGCGACGATTGCGACGTTGACGCCCTCGGCCAGGAGCTGATCGACGCCGGCCTGATCGGCCTGTATGAAGTCGATGGAAAGCTGTACGCCGAGATCCCGACCTTCGCCAAGCACCAGATCATCAACAACCGAGAGGCTGCAAGCGAAATTCCGGCTCGGAAGTCCACCCCGTCAGGCACGCGTGAAGCACGCGTGAAAGCGGAAGGGAAGGAAGGAAAGGAAGGAAAGGATGGACGCGTGCCGTCATCTGCCGATGCCAACACGCCAGCCGACACCACGCCTCCGGCCCTGGTGACATCGATCCCCCTGATCGACAAAACCGAACACCCGATCACCGAAGCGATGGCTGCGGAATGGGCAGAGGCATACCCCGCTGTCGACGTGACCCAGCAGCTGCGGGAGATGCGGGCTTGGTGCCTGGCCAACCCGAAGAACCGCAAGACTGCGACAGGCATTGCCCGCTTCGTGACGACATGGCTGGGTCGGGAGCAGGACAAGGCCCCGAGGGTCAACGGCGGCGGCCAGAAGCCCGGCTCCGATGGCGTGGGAAGGAGCTTCGTGTGATCGGCCATACCCCACTGCTGAAGATGCGCCGCAACGGCGTGCTGCCGAACGACGTGATCCGCGTTGTCGACAGCGCCTACGACTTCGACCTCGAGTGCGCCCGCTGCTGGAACACCTGCCCGAACCCCATCACAGGCCTGCTGATGCCCCATGTGCTGCTGGAGCAAGAGGACGTGCCGGAGCGCGCTGACTTCCGCTTCTGCATCAGCCTGAAGGTCCACCTGGAGGCCAAGCGCGATGCAGGTCGAGCCCAGCGCCTCTTCAAAGCAATCCGTGACGCACAGCCCGATTCGCTGATCTGCGTCATGCCCGAACACATCTGGTTTTTCTCGAAGGAGCAAGGCGGCAATGGCAAACGTATTCACGCCTGACGACGTAGATTTCGCTGCCTATGAGCACGAGACGGACGCGCAACAGAAGGTCCGCCCAGCATCGGCCTGGGTCCAGGAGCTGATCGACCGGATTCGCAACCCGATCCGCGCCAAGCAGGCTTTCATGCCTTGGCGCAAGACGGCGCAGCTGGTTCAGTTCCGCCCGGGCGAGGTGACGCTGTGGGGCGGCGCGAACGGCAACGGCAAGTCCCTGGTGACCGGCCAAGTCGCGCTGTCGCTGTGCGGCCAGGGCGAGCGCGTGGCAATCGCCTCGTTCGAGATGAAGCCCATCAAGACGCTGGAGCGCATGGGCCGGCAGTGGTCGGGCACGAACCCCGCTCACCCGGCCTATGCGGGCAACGCGGACGGCCAGCGCATCCTGATCGACACCTACGAGCAGTTCCGCGACTGGACCGACGACAAGCTGTGGCTGTACGACCAACAGGGCACCGTGACCACCACACAGGTCTGCGCTGTGGTCCGCTACGCAGCCGTCGAGCTGGGCGTCACGCATTTCATGGTCGACAGCCTGATGAAGTGCGTGCAGGGCGAGGACGACTACAACGGACAGAAGGCCTTCGTGGACGAACTTACCGCCATCGCCCGCGACCACGGCCTGCACATCCACCTGATCCACCACATCAAGAAGCCTGCCAACGAAGACCACAAGCCCAGCAAGTACGACATGAAGGGCTCAGGTGCCATCACCGACCAGGTCGACAACGTTATCGCCGTGTGGCGCAACAAGCCGAAGGAGCGCAAGCGTGAAGAGGGCCTGCTGACGCCCGAGGCCGACGTGAAGGAGCCCGACTGCCTGCTCATCTGCGACAAGCAGCGCAATGGCGAGTGGGAGGGCTCCATCGGCCTCTGGTTCGAGCGCGACAGCCAGCAATTCGTCGCATCGCATGGCGACGAGCCCCTGATTCTCTACACGCCGGAGGTTGCATGACGCCCGAGAAGCAAAAGCAAAAGCTCGCCGGCCAGACGGCTATCGCGCAGAAGGTGTTCCAGGCCGTGCCCATCGCCGAGGCCTGGACCGTCGCTCAGATCTCGCAGACCCTGCACCGCACGACCGGCGCCCGCCTGGAGCGGCACACGCTGCAAGGCTGCCTGCGCGCCCTGGCCGACTCCGACCTCATCCGATCCACCGAGCACGGTTCGCTGCACCAGCGCGTCGCTGTTTCCGCCGCCCAATCCACCCCGCCCAAGACCAAGGAATTGACCGTGACCCAGACCGCCAAGCCCGCAGTTACCCAACAAGCCGCGCCCGCGTCGGCCATCGATGTGCTCGGCAGCCTTGCCCAGAAGATGCGAGCCCTGGCGGATGAAGTGGACGCCGCGGCGCTGGCCCTGGAGGAAGAGCAGAGCCGGACCACGGGTGAAACCGCAAAGCTGAAGCAGCTGAAGGCGCTGCTGAGCGAGGTGATCGCATGACCACCTGCATCACCTGCCAACACTGGCAGCCCAAGCAAACCGACACAGGCATGCGGCGCCTCGGCTACGCCCAGTGCATGAAGCGCACCAAGGGCCACACGTACAGCGCAACCGCGCCGGCCTGTGAACAGCACAAGGCAGTAACTCAAGAGCAGGCCCAGAAGCGGGCCGAGTGGATCAACAAAGGAGTGGGGCAATGAGCAAGACACACGAAAACGCCGGCGTGCAACTGCCGGAGCCGGATGCATGGATGGACGCAGAGGACAAGCACTACATCGGAACGTCTGCTGGATGGGCTGTCTCTGGGCAGAAGGCCAATGAAGACGACGTGGCGCTCTATACGGCCCAGGCCGTGCGCTCGTTGCTGGCTCAGGAGCGGCAAATCTGCGCTGACCTGTGCCGTGAAATTGCGGCCCGCTGGGCTGGCCACCAAGTAGCCCCGTCGGCTGCCATGCAATGCGCAACCGTCATCCAGGCCCGCATCAAGGAGGCCGCATGAGCAAGACAGAGACACAGAGCGAGGCGCTGAGGTTGGCGGCACTGCTGCAATGCGGTGCGGATGATCCGATGTGGATTCTCCACTGCGAGATGCTCAAGCAGACTGTCGGCGATGCAGCCGCCACCCTGCGCCGCCTGGACGCAGAGAACATCGCGCACAAGGCCGATGTCATGAGCTTCCACTACGCCATGAAAGACGCCGGATGGCACCCTGGCCGCACCGATGACCTGCTGACCGACATCATCCGCGCCAAGGGCAAGGAGCTGATTCAGGTGCACGCAGAGAACAAGGCCCTGCGCGCACGGCGGGAGTCGCCTGCAGCCCAGGCCGGCTGGAAGCTGGTGCCCGCGAAGCCAACAGACGCAATGCTCGGCGCCGCCCAGAAAGCATGGCTCGCAGATCCATTGCGCCGGTCATCGACTCTGTATGCGGCTGCGCTTGCAGCAGCGCCCCAGGCGCCTGTAATGGACGCAACGGCCGAGCGCGACGAGGCTTTCGAGGCCGTGCGCCAGCGCCTATGCAAGCTGCCCAAGTACAGCTTCATCCTGGCCGATGGCGATGGCGGCGCTGTGGGCGTTGCGCGCCGCAAGGACGGCTCAGGTCGATGGATCGAGTTTCAAGCGGCGCATGAGCTGTTCGACCCTGTGGCAGTGGACGCCGCTCTCGCGCCCCAGGCCGCAGCCAAGAACGGAGGCGCAGCATGAGCACCGAACGCGAAATGCTCGAAGCAGCGGCACGGGCCATGGGCATGCACGTCCTGGCAGAAAGCGAGCCGTGGCCGTCCGAGTGCGAGGGATGGTTTTTCAAGGAAGTGGATGGTCAGGCCTATCTGTGGAATCTCGACGGCCCGGCGAGGCCGTGGAACCCGCGACACTCCAAGGAGCAATCCATGGACTTGATGGCCGCCCTGCGCATCAGCGTGGAGCACAACGACCCCTACGACCGCCATCCCTGGGTCTGCGCCAGCGTGTGGACGGACGGCGATTCTTCGGCGCAGCAGTACCTCGAAGACGTCCCCGACGAGTCCCAGCGTGCCGACCGCATGCGCCTGGCCATCCTGCGCTGTGCTGCGGATCAAGCGCCGAAGGAGCAAGCATGAGCGCCCTCAACACCCAAGCAGGCGGCACCCACTACAAGGACTGCCCCATCCAGCCCATCCAGTACATCCACGCCAACGGCCTTGATTTCTTCCAGGGCAACATCGTGAAGTACGCCACCAGGCACAAGGCCAAGAACGGCGCCGAGGATCTGCGCAAGGTCATCCACTACGCCCAGCTGGCACTGGAGCTGCAGTACGGCATCAAGCCTGCTGACGAGCTGGCCGACATGGTGCGGGCGGGGAAGGGGGCTCAGGCATGAAGAAGCCACCAAAGGTCAAGTTCAGAGAAAACGAGCCCCTGCAGGACTACTACCACGACGGCAAGGGCGGTTGGTACTCGGTGGCCAGGCTGCTGGACGACGCGAAGGAACTGCCCATTTTCGACATGCCTCTGGCCGGGATCGATCTGGATCAGGTGATATGGCGGGACTGCGACATGCTTGGCCTTGCCCGGCACGTGAAGCAGTGCATGGACGCCGACCTGGACTGCCCCATCTTGCTGGACTGGCACGGCTCCATCGCCGACGGCCGGCACCGCGTGCTCAAGGCCATTGCCCTGGGCAAGCGGACCATCAAGGCCAGGCGCATGACCTGGAAGCCGGACCCGTGCAGGCGCGAGGAGGTGAAGTCATGACTGACCGCCTCACCCTGAGCCTGTGGGAGCGCGGACAGGCCTACAAGGCAATCCTGTTTGCATGGGAGAACGCCAAGAGCGCCATCAAGAACGGCAAGCGCCTGACGCTGGAGCTGCGCCCGGAGACACGCTCCGACGCCCAGAACCGCCACTACCACGGCCTGATTTCCCAGATCGCGGCGCACATCGGCGGCGACCTGGCCGACCCAGACGACGCGAAGCGCATCCTCATCTCAGCTTTCAAGATCGAGACGCAGGAGCTGCTGACCGACGAATGGGCGAAGTTCGGCGACCTGCGCATGGGTCGCGGGCTTCACAAGGAAATCGTGGTCCTCGGCACCCAGTCGCGCGGCTTCAGCAAGAAGCTCGGCGCGGCTTTCATCGAATGGCTGTACGCCTTCGGCACGGCCCATGGCGTGCAGTTCAAAGCGCAGGAGGGGAAGTGATGGATGAAGTTCAACGAGCGCAGGTCCTGCGCGCATGGAAAGAGAACATGGCCAAGCCCATATGGCGCGACGCCATCAGCATCGCCGCTCAGGAGAAGTTCGCCAAGTTCCAGGCGTACCGCGCCGCCGGCTTCGACGCCAAGCAGGCCCTGGAGCTGGTGATCCGGGAGGGCGGCCAATGAGCGAATCCCAGTTCTTTGTCCTCATGAGCGTGGTACTCACCGCGCCGAGCCTGCCGACCTGGGCAGCGATTGCGCTGGGTGGAATCTGCCTGCTCATAGCCGGCCATGGCGCGCGGAGGGCTGGCAAATGAAGGTGGCACTCATCGTCATTGCTGCCTTGGTCGCGGGGTGTGGGCCCTCCTGTGCAGAGCGTGGCGGCCAGCTGGTCCTTTCGCACTTCAATCCGGTGTTCACAGGCAAGGCCATGACGCTGATGCCGGTCTACCGCTGCAAGGTGGAGGATGGCCAATGACCTTCCGCCGCACACGCTGCGCCCACTGCCGCGCCAAGCTAACCCCTGAGCGCCCCAGCCAGATCGTCCACGCCGAATGCGCTGAGCCATACGCCATCGCCAAGCGCGAGAAGGAAGAGCGAGCCCAGGCCAAGGCGGCGCGCATGGCCGCCCGGGTAGCAAAGGCTGAAACTCGCCGGCTCAAGGAGGAGCAGAAGAACCTGCGCACGCTACTGGCTGAGGCGCAGACGGCCTTCAACGAGTTCATCCGCCTGCGTGACGCTGGACAGCCCTGCATCTGCTGCGGCATGCCTTTCGAGCCGATGAAGCCAGGCGGCTCCATGGACGCAGGCCACTTCCGCTCGCGCTCCACCGCGCCGCACCTGCGCTTCAACGAGGACAACGTTTTCGGCCAGCGCAAGAACTGCAACCGCCCCGGCGGCACGACCTATTCCAAGTTCCGCGCCGGAGTGCTCGCGCGCATCGGCCCGTCACGCCTGGAAGCCGTCGAGACCAACTACACCGACCACAAATGGACACGGGATGAAGTCCGAGAAATTCGGGACCACTACCGAGCAAAAGCCAAGCAACTGAAGAAAGAGAGCCAGCAATGACCGAAGAACGCTACCTCTGCGCCACTGGTGCGACGAATCTGCAGGACGTGCCACACCGCATCGGTCAGGTAGATCTGGTGAAGGCCAACGGTATGAGCGCGAGCAACATGGCCAGCCACTTCATGCGCCTGGTCAGCAAACCAACCAAGGCTGACATGACCCGGGTCTATGCCGCGCTGCTGTACGTGGCGCACAAGCGCAAGTTCGTGGAGCCGGCCGCCGCTATCACGGCAGCCATTGATTGGATGCTGGACCCGAGTTGCAAGGTGTGCTCTGGCACTGGCGAGATCGAGCGCAAGGGCCGCATGCACAAGTGCCCGAAGTGCAAGGGAGAGAAGCTGCGCCGGGAGCCGGTCAACCGCGACGCGCAGTACCTGATCGACCATGTGAGCGACTGCCGGCGCGCCCTGTCCGGCCGAGTTCGCAAGCTGATGCGCTGATTTGATTTTCACGCATTTATGTGGTAACGTTGGCCCCGCGTTGAGTCTGAAAATTCTCAACTCGGGGCTGTGCTTAGGCCTCCCCACTGTCCAATTCGCTCCCTCCGCTTTGTTGACGTAGGCAGGACCGAGATGGACAGGCGCGCCTGGAGAAATCGGGCGCATTCATCCCGCACGCCAGCCATTCAAGCCTCGATTGCTCACGCAGTCGGGGCTTTTCTGTTTCATCCCCTGATCCAGCCAGGGCCGCCCCCGAGAGGTATGACGGGGCGGTGATCTCCACCGCAAGCGCAGCGGAGCTGGATAGTTCGCGAACGGCATCCCCCAGCGCCCCAGCAGGCGTAAGTCCGATGGGGGAGCCCACACCAGAGCCACACAGTGGCCGCCAAGCAAACCGCCCCAGTGGCGGTTTTTGCATTTCCAAGGCTCGCTTCGGCGGGCCTTTCTTGTTTCTGCACCAGCTAGGCTGATCCCTGAAAAGCGGCGCGACTGACCCCTAGCGCTGCCTGCTGGTGCCCCTTCTTCATAGGGGTGGGGTATGACGATGAACAGCATCATCAAGCAAGATTTCGAAGGACATCTGTACAGCTTTAACGACGCAGGCTGGTTCAACGCCACCGAGGCGGCAAAGCGCTTCGGGCAAAAGGCTCATGAGTGGCTTCGGCTCCCGGGGACGGTTTCCTATCTCGCGGCCTTCAAGCGCAAATACGGGAATATCCCGCATTTGCTGACGCGCCGAGGTATCGGCGGCGGAACATGGCTGCATCCCAAGCTGGCCGTCCGGTTCGCGCAGTGGCTGAGCGACGATTTCGCGGTCTGGTGCGACGAGCAGATCGACGGCATCATGCGTAAGGGCATCCGCGCCGAGGGCAATGCCAACCTGCTGCCTTTGCTACTGCGCGAATCCGCTGATGTCTGGGAGCTTCGCTTCAAGCCCGAGTATTACCTGGCCCTGGCCAAGCTCACCGGCACCATCTACACCGGACATGCTGGCGGGACGTGCCCACTGTACGGACAGATCACCGACCGCTGGGTCTACGGCTGCCTACTGCCAGAGGAGGTCCACGCGGAACTCAAGGCCCGGCGCAGCGAGTCCCAGAAAATGCACCAGTGGCTGACGGAAGGCGGACAGGTTTTGCTGGACCAGCAGATCAACCTGGTGCAGAGCATCGCCAACACCTCGGCCGACATGCGCGACTTCGAGGCCCGGATGATGCTCATCTCTGGCCGGCGCGGTCAGCTTGGCTTCGTGTATCCGAAGGCTGCCTGATGCGCGCGGACATGGAGGCCGTGGCCGCAGCGGCCATCGCCTGGAACCGCGCGCGACTGCAGCGCATCGTCGCCGCGAAGGCTGTCCCGGCTGGCGCCCTCTGCTACACGACTGAGGAGCACGCTCTGAGGCTGGCCAAGCAGGCTGAGGCAAAAGCAAAGGTCCATCTGCGCAAGATGTGCGCCAAGGCTGACCCGGGCTGCGTGGTACTCGACGCTGAAGCGAGAGCCCCGAGGCCGCGCCTGCCTGCCTCCGACATCATCGACATCTGAGTCCGCCGCATGCGGGCTTTTTTTCCGCCACCGCTCGGGCGCATCCACCACGCCTCACACGCCAGGGACGCCTTGCCCGCAGCGGTGGCACCTATTCACCAGGGAGAGCCCCATGACCCCGCGCGACCAAATCCAAGAGCACGCCAAGACCGCCGCCGCGAAGATCCGAGAGGCAATGAACGAGTTCGCCAAGGCGACAGGAATGTCGGCTCGTGTGGACATTGACTGGGGGCGGGGGGCGTGGATCGACTCTGCCACACCAAGCAACTTCGTCACGAATGTCCGCGTTCGCATCGATGACGAGGCGATGGGATGAGTGCTGCCCGCGAAGTCTGGCAGTCCTACGACTGCCCCGTGCAGCGCGCCGACATGGACCTGTTCGATGAGGACATGGTCTTCAAGGGCCAGGCCTTCCACTGCGCGCACTGCGGCGGCAACCACGTCGCCGGGTTCGGGGTGGCTGTCGAGACCTTCGCCCGCGTCGGCGAAGACACCACATACCCCGACCTGCCAGAGACGGCAGAAGCACTGCAGCGCCTGAAAGACGGCGCCTGAACTGAGAAAGGGCCTGCCATGGCAACACCGGCAAAGGCAAAGCCGGCTGCTGTCATCGGCGCCCGGCCGTATCCACCCGCTGACCTGTGGCGCTACGTCCCGGCAGAAGGGGTGGCGGAGTGGGTCCAGGCCGAGATCCTGGCCGAAGACGGGCGCATCCACAACCCGGACCACGCGCACCTGATCGACGCCGACCTGGTGTTCCTCTGGGCGCCCGGTGGCTTCACCAAGGCCATGAAGACCGTGATTGGTCAGGCCGAGGAAGTGATGATCCGTGCCGGTGGCTGGCAGAAGGGGCGGCAGGAGCAGCAGTTCGAGGACTGGTTCGGCCGCGTGCCCGCTTTCATGATCACCCTGGATGCCGGCTACTGTGCTCAGTGCTCGGATGCCGAGTGGTGCGCGCTGGTGGAGCATGAGCTCTATCACGTCGCCCAAGCGCTGGATGAGTTCGGCGCGCCCAAGTTCGGTAGGGACGGCAAGCCCAAGCTGAAGATCCGCGGCCACGACGTCGAGGAGTTCGTCGGCGTGGTCAAGCGCTACGGCCCTTCGGTCGATGTGAAGCGGCTCGTGGATGCGGCGAACGCCGGCCCGGAGCTGCGCCTGGGGAACATTGCTCACGCATGCGGCACCTGCCTTAAGGTTGCGGCATAACATTCACCACTCATATACAGGAGAGCGCATATGGCGAGGCTCGATGAGGCGGTCAAGCGCTTCATTGTGCAAGCGCTCGCCTGCTACGACACTCCGTCTCAGGTGGCTGAGGCGGTCAAGGAGGAATTCGGCCTGGTGCTGGACCGTGCGCACGTGGCGGTCTACGACCCGACCAAGGCGTCGGGCAAGGACCTGTCCAAGAAGTGGCGCGACGTGTTCTTTGCCACGCGCGACGCGTTCAAGAACGAGATCACCGAGATCCCGATTGCCCAGCGCTCCTACCGGCTGAAGGTGCTGCAGCGCATCGTTTCGAAGGCCGAGTCCATGAAGAACATGCCGCTGGCCCTACAGGTGCTGGAGCAGGCGGCGAAGGAGTGCGGCGACATGTACGTGAACCGCAAGCCTCTGGATGGTGATGGCAAGGGCGGGGAGGCGCCGCAGCCGGTCAAGGTCGTCGTGCAGGTGCAGGACGCAAGTGCCGATGCAGACCGTTAGCCCGCGCCTGAATGTCCCCCAGTCCCGTTTCCTCGCTCTGCCCCACAAGTTCCGCGCCTTCGTGGCGGGGTTCGGCTCGGGCAAGACATGGGTGGGGTGTTCTGGCCTGTCGGCGCATGCCTGGGAGTTCCCGCGCATCAACGCCGGCTACTTCGCCCCGAGCTACCCGCAGATCCGTGACATCTTCTTCCCGACCATCGAGGAGGTGGCGCACGACTGGGGGCTGAGGACCGAGATCAGGGAGTCGAACAAGGAGGTTCACCTCTACTCCGGCCGCCAGTACCGCACGACGGTGATCTGCCGCTCCATGGATCGGCCAGAGTCCATCGTGGGTTTCAAGATCGGCCAGGCGCTGGTGGATGAGCTGGACGTGATGGCCAAGCAGAAGGCTGAGCAGGCCTGGCGCAAGATCATCGCGCGGATGCGCTACAACGTAGACGGCCTGAAGAACGGCGTGGACGTGACCACGACCCCCGAGGGGTTCAAGTTCACTCACCAGCAGTTCGTCAAGGCGGTGCAGGACAAGCCAGAGCTGGCGAAGCTGTACGGCCTGATCCAGGCCAGCACGTTCGAGAACGCCAAGAACCTGCCGGCCGACTACATCCCGTCGCTGTTCGACAGCTACCCAAAGCAGCTGATCGACGCCTACCTGCGCGGCCTGTTCGTCAACCTGACCTCGGGCAGTGTCTATCCCGACTTCGACCGCAAGCTGAACCACAGCTTTGAGTCGCTGAAGGAGGGCGAGCCGGTGATGCTGGGCATGGACTTCAACCGCCTGCATATGGCGGCTGTAGCTTACGTGTTGAGGGATGGCTGGCCGGTTGCAGTTGATGAGATCACGGACGGCCGGGACACGCCCTACATGGCGCGGCTGTTCAGGGAGCGATACCAGGACAAGGGCCATGCCGTCACGGTGTACCCCGACGCCTCGGGACAAAACAGCAGCAGCAAGAACGCCAGCGAGTCGGACCTGTCGATCCTGCGGGATCACAACCTGGCCGTGCAGGTGAACGGCACGAACCCAGCGGTAGCCGACCGGATCAACGCCGTCAACGCCCTGATCCTGAACGGAGAGGGCGTGCGGCGCCTGAAGGTCAACACCCTGCGCTGCCCGAAGCTGACCGAGGCCCTGGAGCAGCAGGCCTATGACAAGAACGGGCTGCCGGACAAGTCCAGCGGCGTGGACCACGTGATCGACGCGGCGGGCTATCCCATCGCATACATGTGGCCCATCGTGAAGAAACAAGCAGCGGCGTTCACCTTCCGCATGTGAAAACAGGCCCTTCCCAGCAATGGAGGCGGGTTTCTCTATGGCATTGAACGTTCAAGACCGCGACCCGAAGATGCGGGTGATGGAGGCGGAGTGGCCTCTATTGACCGCACTGCTGGGCGGCACGCGGACCATGCGCGCCGCATCCACCACGTTCCTGCCGCGTCAGCCCAAGGAAGACCAGGAAGACTACAACTACCGCCTGGCGGTGGCCACGCTGTTCCCGGCCTTCGAGCGCACGTGCACGGTGATGGCTGGAAAGCCGTTCGCCAAGGAGGTGACGCTTTCCAAGGACACGCCAGATGTCATCCTCGACCTGTGCAACAACATCGATGGAGAGGGTCGCAGCCTGCATGCCTTCGCCTCGGATGTGTTCGACCATTCGGCCATCAAGTATGGGTTCGGCGGCATCCTGGTGGACTTCACCCGGACGCAGGGCAGGGCAAGGACACGGGCTGAGGAAAAAGCCATCGGCGCCCGGCCGTACTGCGTGCACATCAAGGCCGAGCAGATCCTGGGCTGGATGGTGGGCGATGTTGGTGGCAAGCCTGGGCTCACGATGCTGCGCATCGCCGAGACCAAGGAGGTGCCGGACGGGGACTATGGGACCAAGCTCCTGAAGCGGGTGCGGGTTCTCCGGCCCGGGTCTTTCGAGGTCTGGGAGGAATCGGCGAACGGCAGCTATGCACTGGTCCGCGAGGAGTCTGGGGCGACAACCCTGAGCTTCATCCCGTTCGTGCCCGTCTACGGCCGGCGCGCTGCATTCATGCAGGGCATGCCACCCTTGCTAAATTTGGCTTACCTCAACGTGAAGCACTGGCAGAACGAGAGCGACCAGGACGACTCTGCCCGCTTTGCCCGCAAGCGCCTGCTGGTGTTCTCGGGCATCAACAACAAGGATGAGATCGTCATGGCGGCTAGCCAGGCGGTCAACCTGCCAGCTGGTGGGAGCGCCGACGTGCTGCAGGGTTCGGCTGAGTCTGTGACTGTTGGGCGCTCCGAGCTGAACGCTCTTGAGGAGCAGATGATCCAAACGGGTGCAGAACTACTGGTCGCACAGCCCGGCCAGCGCACTGCGACGGAGGCGTCCAACGATGCCGAGGCCAACAAGTCCGCGCTCCAGAGCATCGTGGAGAACTACGAGGACGCGCTGGATCTTGTGCTGGACTACATGGCCGCGTGGCTCGGCATCGACCGTACGGCCAAGGTGACGCTGTTCAAGGACTTCGCCGCCCAGAGCCTCACGGAGGCCGGCGCGCAGATGATCGTGAACCTGTTCCAGGCCGGATTGTTGTCGAAGGAGACGGCGATCAAGGAGATGCAGCGGCGCGGCGTGCTTTCGCCTGATCTGGACGCTGAAGCGGAGTTTGATCGCATCGCAAGCGAGGGCCCGGCACTCGGAACCATCGGAGGTGAGTGATGGCCTCGGTCAATGACCTGATTCTCTCGGAAGGCATACGGCACATGGTCGCGCTGCAACGGTACGACAACGGAGTCGTGGCGCGCATCATCGCGCTCCTGAACCGCTCGGACCAGCGGCTGATGGTTGAACTGGCCGCCCGGCTGGAAGGCCTGGACGCTGGCAGCTTCACCATGCAGCGCCTGGAGTCGCTGTTGACCAGTATCTGGTCGCTGAACAGCGAGGCCTACGCACAGCTGGGGAGGGCCCTGACTGAAGAGCTGAAGCAGTTCGTGCCCTACGAGGTCAGCTACCAGGAGCAGATGCTCAAGACGCATTTGCCGGTGGGCGTACATGTGGCGGCAGTATCGGCGGAGCAGGTCTATGCGGCGGCGCTGTCCCGGCCGTTCCAGGGCGTGCTGCTGCAGGGCGTCTGGAGTGATCTGGACGCCGGCAAGCTCAAGCGCGTGCGCCAGGCCATCGCCCAGGGTTTTACCGAGGGGAAAACCAGTGACCAGATCATCCGGGAGCTGCGCGGCACTCGGGCGAAGGGCTACATCGACGGCCTGATCCAGAAGGATCGCCGGGACATCGAGGCGGTCGTGCGGACGGCGCTGGCCCACACGGCCGGCGTGGCGCAGGACAACGTGATGGAGGCCAATGCGGACCTGATCAAGGCCTCCATGTGGTCATCCACCCTCGATCTCCGCACGTCACCCCAATGTCGAATCCGCGACCGACTGCTGTACACGCCCGACACGCACAAGCCCATCGGCCACAAGGTGCCCTGGCTGAGCGGGCCGGGCCGGCTGCACTGGCGCTGCCGCAGCGCGCAGATACCAGTTTTGAAGAGCTACAAGGAGCTTGGCATCGATCTGCCGGACATCGAGGTCAACGGGCGCACCCGGGCCAGCATGGACGGCCAGGTGCCGAAGGAGACGAGCTACGCCGACTGGCTGAAGAACCAGTCCCTGGCGCGCCAGACCGACGTGCTCGGCGAGACCCGGGCGAGGCTGATGCGCGACGGGAAGCTGGGCATGGACGCCATGTACGACTCGAAGGGGCGATTTCTTACTATCTCTGAATTGAAGCAACGAGACGCAGAGGCCTTCAAGCGGGCCGGGCTGTAGTATTGCGCTGTGACCGACAAGCCGAAGCATCTCTCCCTCGTCCCGACGGCCGAACCCGACGCCAAGACCGCCCTGATAGAGCGCGTCAAGGCGCGGTATCGGCCGCCGGGCATGCTTCAGTGCCCTAAGTGTGGAGGCCGGGCTGTGATGACTGTGGTCAACGGCTCATGGATCGATGAGAAGGGCCGCTACCAGCGCGGCACCATGACCCATGATCGGGTCTGCTACCTCTGCGACAAGAAGGGCATCTGGTCGCCCATGATGCCGCCCGAGTTCAAGGTGGCGAAAGAGCCGAAGCCCAGGCGAACGAAGCCGAAGGCAGTGAAGTAGGCGCCTAGTTGCGCCACGTCTGCTTGGTCTCTTGTGCGAACCAATCTTCCACCCTGTCTCTGACGGATGTGGTTGACCTGAAACTCAATAGTTCGGGGTGATTAACCTCAAGCCAACGAATGAACTCTGAGTCATAGAGTTGGCCTTTGTCTTTCCCTGGGTGCACGGTAGACGCCCATTGATGCACAAGGGCGCGAATCGCCCGCTCGCAATCAGCTTTTTTCATGAAGCCTCCTTTTGAAAGAGGCTATCACCCTTTCCCCGCCCGCCCTGAGCAATCACGGCGGGCTTTTTCATGCCCGTCGCAAGCAGGAAGCAGAAGCGGGCTCGTCGGCAGTAAGCCATCAACTTCTGAGCAGAAAGCTCGTTCCACCACCATGAAACTGAAACTCGACTCCAACGGCGCGGTTGTTCTGCAAGACGGCGCTCCCGTGTACATCAAGGACGACGGCACTGAGATCGCCTTCGATGGCGCCAAGGCCTTCGCCAAGATCGGCGAGCTGACCGGCCAGAGCGCCGCATACCGCAAGCGCTTCGAGGATGCAGAAAGCAAACTCAAGGGCTTCGAGGGGATCGCGGATCCGGATGCCGCTCGCAAGGCACTGGAAACCCTCCAGTCGCTGGACCAGAAGAAGCTGATCGATGCCGGCGAAGTGGAGAAGGTGAAGGCAGAAATCTCCAAGGCGTTCCAGGCCCAACTGGACGCCGCCAACGGCAACGCTTCGAAGCTGGAGCAGCAGCTGTACGCCGAGATGATCGGCGGCAGCTTCGCCCGCTCCAAGTTCGCTCTGGAAAAGCTGGCGATCCCTCCCGACCTGGTGCAGGCCTACTTCGGCAAGGCCTTCAGCATCGAAGAGGGAAAGGTCGTCGCCAAGGACGCGAACGGCAACAAGCTCTACAGCGCAGCAAGCCCGGGTGACCTGGCCGGCTTCGATGAGGCGCTGGAAATGCTGGTCAATCAGTACCCGGGCAAGGACCACATCCTGAAGGGCTCCGGGGCATCCGGCTCTGGCGCGCAGGGCGGCCATGGTGGTGGCAAACAACAGGGCAACTTCGGCGGTAGCAAGGCCGACCGTATTGCCGCAATGAAGCAACTCACATCTGGCGCCTAAGGCGCAGAAAGGCAAATCATGGCACTGTCCGACATGAAGGTATTCAACGAGTACCTGAAGCTGGCCACCATCGAAACCCTGGCCCAAGACGTGGCCAAGTTCAACGCTGCATCGGCTGGTTCCATCCAGCTGACGACGCAGAGCATCGACGGCGACTTCCTTCAGGAATCGTTCTGGGCCGGCATCCACAGCGCACAGCGCCGCGTGGACCGCTACGCCGCCAACGGCGCGCAGTCCTCGACGCCTCTGGCACAGAAGCAGTACGACACCGTGAAGATCGCTGGCGGCTTCGGCCCCATCCTGTGGGAGCCGGGCCAACTGTCCTGGGTGCAGAAGTCGCCCGAGGAAGCCCTGGAGGTGATCTCGCGCAACCTGTCCGAGGCCATCATGGCCGACCAGCTGAACACGGCCATCGCCGCGCTGGTGGCCGCCATCGCCAACCAAGCAGGCGCCACCAACGATGTCTCTGCCACGGCTGGCATCACCTACAGCGCGATCAACAGTGCGCACGCCAAGTTCGGCGACGCCTCGGCGCGCATCGTGGCGCAGGTGATGACGGGTGCGATGTACCACAAGCTGATCGGCCAGAACCTGGCCAACGCCGAGAAGCTGTTCACCTTCAGCGGCGTGACCATCGTGGACATCCTGGGCAAGGCCGTGATCGTCACGGATGCACCTTCGCTGTTCACGGCGGGCACTCCCGACAAGGTGAAGGTTCTGTCCCTGGTGAACGGTGCCGCAGTCGTCTCGGACGGCTCGGACCTCATCACCAACATCCAGACCACCAACGGCAAAAACCGCATCGAGACCACGATGCAAGCCGACTACACCTTCGGCCTCGGCCTGAAGGGCTACACCTGGGATACCGCCAACGGTGGCAAGAGCCCCACCGACGCCGAGCTGGCAACCGGCACCAACTGGGATCTGGTGGCCAACAGCGTCAAGGCCTCGGCCGGCGTGATCACCATCGGCGACGCCGCCAAGTAATGGGAGGGGCTTCGGCCCCTCTCCCTCTGGGAGAACCACATGCAAGACAAAAAGGTCTGGTACGAGCCGCATCCGGTGAAGCCGGAGCGCAAGGCGGAACTGCGCAAGCGCGGCTTCCAAATCATCGACGCCATCTTCATGCCCGAGGGCTACGAGAGCCCTGGTGACGACGGCGAGCCCGATGGCGCCAAGAAGGCCACCGTGGCCGAGCTGCGCGCCGCTCTGGAGGCCAAGGGCGTCGAGGTGCCCGACGGCGCCAAGAAGGCCGACCTGCAGGCACTGCTGGACGCGGCGCCCTGACCATGGCGCTGATCGTTGCCCCGGCTGAGGGCTATGACAGCCTTGTGACCCTGGCCGAGGCGGCTACGTACATGGCGAGCTACGGCCATGCATGGCCAGCCGACGAGCCGGCTCAGGAAGTCGCGCTCCGGCGCGCCACGCAGTACATCCTGAGCAACTACGCCCTCGATCCGCAGTACCTCGACCCCGTGGCCCAGAAGGTCAAGGATGCGTGTTGCGAAGCTGCCTGGCGCGCCGCCAAGGGTGAGTTGTTCAAGGACAGCGACGGCCGGATCATGACCGAGCGGACCGTGGACGTGATCACCACCAAGTGGGCCGAGGGCCAGCAGAGTGGACAGATGCGGTTCGCTGTCATCGACGCGCTGCTGCGTGGGCTGACCACTGGCGGCGCGATGAACATCAAACTTGTGAGGGGGTAGGTATGTGGCTTGTCACACAAGGCGCCGCTGCGATCCACATCACTCCCATCGAAGATCTGCGACCGCATGAACACTCGGCTCGGTGCTGGTGCGCTCCGGTTGAAGACAGTCAAGAGGACGGCGTGTGGCTGCATCACAGCCTGGACGGCCGCGAGGCCTATGAAACTGGAGAGAGGCTCCCATCATGAAAACGCAACGCGGATACATCGACTTGGATGGCTTCTTCCAAGTCATGGCAGTCTTGGCAGTGCTCGGCGTCTTCGGCCTGTTCTCGCTGTTCTACTGGGCCATGCCGGCCGCGTGGGCATGGCTCAAGCCCTGGCTGCACACGGTGACGGGCTGACCCATGGCCATCGACTACGCTGAAATTGCCGCAGGCGCGCTGGAGTCCATTGCCGAGGCGGGCCAGCCCGTCACGCTGCACCGCAAGGGCCCGCCCGGTCCATTCGTGCCTGGCCAGCCGGTCACGCCCTCCGTGCTCGACTACCCCGGCACTGGTGCGCTTTTCGGCTACAAGCAGCGCGACATTGACGGCACGCTCATCAAGCACGGCGACCAACGCTTGCTCCTGGCCCCGCAGATCGAGGTTGCCCCGAAGACGGGCGACACCGTGACCGTGGGGGACAAGGTCTACAACGTGGTCGATGTTGGGATCGTCGCGCCGGCCGGTGTGGCGGTGCTCTACAAGCTGCAGCTGCGAGGTGTGTGATGGGGTTTGCTGCTGATCTGCGCGCGCTGTGCGAGCGTGCCGGCGACAAGGCCGAGACGGTCGTGAAGGGCGCAGCGTTGTTTCTTGGCGATGACATGATCGATGAAAGCCCAGTTGATTCTGGGCGATTCAAGAACAACTGGGTGACTTCCACGGGTGTGGCTGACAGGTCGAAATCCGCAGAGCCTGACCCATCCGGCGCGCGTGCGCACGCAATGCTCAACGAGAAGATCGCCGGCTGGAAGCCTGGTCAAACCATCTGGATCCTGAACAACCTGCCCTATGCGAAGCGCCTGGAATATGGCTGGTCCAAGCAGGCGCCCGGCGGAATCGTCAGGCTGGCCGTCCAAAATTACTCCGCTGCCCTGAAGAAGGCGGCTGACGCTATTAGATGACGTGCTTCCAGCGCTGCCTGTTTACGATCTTCCCGATGGCTTTGCGGCCGACCCCGAAGACCTGTGCGAGATCTTTGTGCATCACGCCCTGGCCAGCCTGAAGTCGGATGTCTCGAACATCTTCTTCTTTGAGCTTCACATTGCTCGCCTGCTCGCCACGAGCAGTCAAGTACAGCTCATTTCTGACTGCATGCATGCAGTTGCCGGAGCCTGTGCACCACTCAAGATTGCTGGATGCATTGTTTTCCTTGTCGCCATCAATGTGGTTGACCTGAGGGAGTCCCTCAACGTTTTCAACAAAGACTTGGGCTACGAGCCGGTGCAGATACCACTTCTTCATCTTCCCGCACAAGTACAGGTGAACAGAGCAATAGCCTTGGCTGTTCCTGCTGAGGCTTTTCAATTGGCTAGCCACTGCACGCAGCGACTTGCCGTCGGAATGGCGAACGTGTCTGGACAAAGAGCGGACTCGCCCCAAGTTTGAAACTTCGTAATGGCCTTCATGGCCTGGGACAGGCTTCCAGATTTCTTGCATGTTTCTCTCCATCAAAGAGAAGTCATCACTGAGGTGGTGCGGCGGACGGTGATGAATCGTCTTTTCGCCCGCTAAAGCTAGCCGCACCAAGGACCATTTTATGTCGATCGTTGCCATCGAGACCGCGCTGGAAGAGCGCCTGCAGACGCTGGCCACGCCACCGCCCATCGCCTGGGAGGATGTGGCCTTCGAGCCGACGACCGGGCAGGGCTACCTGCGCGTGCACCACCTGCACAACCACCCGCGTGACCTGTTCATCGAGGGCGGGCCGGCCGAGTTGCCAGGCATCTTCCAGGTGGATGTCGTCTGGCCGGCAGGTCTGGGCAAGGTCGAGGCGAAGCAGATGGCCGAGCAAGTGGCCGCGCTGTTCGCCCCGGTCCAGAGCATCGATGCCGGCAATCACCGCATTGAACTGGCGCAGACACCGACCATCGCTGGCGGCATGCCCGACGAAGGCTGGTACACGGTGCCGGTCTCCATCAACTGGCGGGCCATGCCGGCCTGAACCGAATCGAGTGCACATGGACCAAAACGCCGCCGAATCGAACAAACGCTTGGCTGACTGCTTGCGCAAATTGGCCGACAGGATCGAAGGGCGCGAGGAGCTGCTTTGCTCCTCGATCAGCACCAAGATACCCGACCCGGTGGCCGCGCTGCCAGGCGGCGAGCTTGTGTGGCAGCGGCCCTGCCCGATAAACCTTGTGATTGTTATCGGAGACGAAGAGTTCGTCTCCAAGGAAAGCCGATGAGCCCTGCAACCCAAGACCTGCACCGCGCGCTGATCCGCCTTGCGAAGGGCGCCATCACTGCATGGGAGAAGTGGCTGGAAAGCCTCTCCCGTTGACCCTTATCTCTCAACCCTGCCTCGCAGGCCCGCCACTCCCACATGGGACTCGCGGCCATGACGCCTCGCAGAAATCTGCCCCGACAGGGGCTTTTTTCATAGCGAAAGGCCCACCATGGCACGCACTCCGAACGGCACGATCACGTCCGTTGCAACCGTCCTCGCGGCGGCAAAAACCATCTCCGCCATCACCAACGCCGCCGAGGCTGTGGCATCGAGCACCGCTCACGGCTACAGCGTCGGCGACGTGCTGCTGATCTACAGCGGCTGGGGTCGTCTGAACTTCCGTGCCGCGCGCGTCAAGACCGTGACCACGGACTCCTTCACGCTGGAAGGCATCGACACCAGCAACACGGAGCTGTTCACTCCTGGCAGCGGCGCCGGCTCCGCGCGCAAGGTCACCACCATGGTTGACCTGGACCGCACCATGAACCACTCCAGCTCCGGCGGCGACGCCAAGACGGTGAACGTGAAGTTCATCGAGTCGGACGTGGAAATCGTGCTGAACGACGGCTTCAACGCGGTGCAGCGCACGTTCGACATGGACGCCGACATGATCGGCACGCCGGCATACACCGCGCTGAAGATGCTGTCGGACACCAACGCCGACACCGTGGTGCGCCGCCGCGCCAAGACCGGCGCCGTGTCGCTGATCCCGGCCAAGGTCTCCTTCAACGAGGAAGAAACCCTCACCGAAGGCCAGGCCGTGACCGTCAAGGGCACGTTCAACGCCCAGAACATCAGCACGCGCTACGCCGCCTGATCCCCAGCCCGCCGCTTGGCGGGTGTCTCTTCGCCCATCCGGGCATCCCCTTGCACCGACGCAGCCGCTTCGCTCCTTCAGCGGGGCGGGCGGTTGCGCACGGGCATTCATCTTCCTCCGCTGAAAGAAATCAATCATGGCCAAGCCTGCAACCAAGTCCATCGCCGCATCCAGCATCAAGAGCCTGGGCGGCGCCGCTCCGACCTTCGAACTGCCCGTGACCATCGCTCGCCGTGACGGCACCAATGCCGTGATCACGCTGCAGGCCAAGGGCATGCGCAAGTCCGAGTGGGCCGCGCTGCGTGACGAGCACCTCAAAGTGCTGCGCGAGACGGACAAGCCCATGGAGGGCGATTTCTCCTTCGCTGCCCTGGTGGGCGAGCGCGCCAAGGAAGCCCTTTCCGTGGTGCTCAAGGGCGCCGCCGGCTGGGACCTGGATGACGACTTCACCACCGAAAACCTGGCCGAGCTGGAGGACGTGATCCCCGGCTCTGTGCAGGCGATGCTGGTCGCCCTCGACTCCGCACTGTTCCACGGCCGCCTGGGAAACTGAAGGCCATCGCCCGTGCGTTGTTTGAGCCACCCATTACCGAGCAAGAAGCCAGGGCAGAAGGCTTTGAGCTGGAGGACTACGAGACCAGCATCGTAGAGGTGTGGCCAGACAACGAGCAGGCGTATGAGCTGTTCCGGCGCGTGGGCACGCGCTGGGCGATTCCCCCAATGGGCGGCGTGCCGATTGGCCTGCGCTGGGAGGCCATGTATCCGCTGATGGACCGCATGGGCCTGGACGCAGACGACTGGAACGACCTGCACGACTGCCTCATGGTGATGGAATGCGAAGCCATTGCGACGATGCATGAGTTCGCGCCCAAGGACAAGACATAGAGCCGCCTCCGGGCGGCTTTCGCATTTCAGGAGTCAGCATGGAACACAACCGAAAAGCCGCGGCCGCCAATGCACACGCGGCAGCAGAGTTGGCCAAGCACGCTGCCACCGCCGCGGGCTTGGCTGAAATCGACGCCAAGAAGGCTGCCGCGTGCGATCTTGTCGCGAAGATCCATGAAGGCGAGGCCATCGTGCCCAAGGCGTTCAATCCCTGGGATGGTGGGCAAGCTTCTGGTGAACGCCTGGAATCCAGAGTCTCCCAAGCAATGGAGGAAATCAGGGGCTGGAGCGCTGCAGCGTTTAGAAGCGCGGCACTCCAGCCCGAAAGTGATGAGGCGGGTCGTCGGTTCATCGAGCACGGTGCGATGTGCTACGCCAACTGCTTCCTCAGGATCCAGAGAGCCCTAGGCGCCGCTTTAACTCCTCCTTGAGTAGCTCCGTCATGATGGCAATAGATACGCCTCCTGTGGTTGTGGCGACCTTGCTTTTGACAGTTGACCAGACGGTCTTGCTGCGCGCAGAGTCGATGAAGTCGTGTCCACGAGAGGTCAGAGAGATCGGAATCGCTTGAGGAATGGTCTCCTCAAATGGAGTCGATTTTGCTGCCTCTATCAGGCCGGCGTCCGCAAGCAGGTGGCAGTGATAGCCGATCTCCCTCTCCGACTTTTCTGGAATTTTTGGGAAGTCTGCTTCGTGCTCCTCCATCCAGAACAGGATGTCTCTGATCAAGTCCATGTCTCGCTTCATGGGTTTCGCCCTCCTGGCGATGGTTGTGTGGAAGCTCCCATCGTATGCCAGGAGGGCGGCTGCATTGCCAGGCCCAATTCGGCTGATTCAACAACCGCCCTCTGAGGCGGTTTTCTTTTTCCTAGGCTCGCTTCGGCGGGCCTTTTTCGTTGTGAGGCCGCCATGGCAGATGATGTAGCAAGCATCGGAGTCAAATTCGAGACCGATGACATTGCCCGCGGCAAGGCGTCGCTCGAAGCGCTGGCCCAGCAAGGCCCCAAAGTCGAGAAAGCAATGGCCGGCGTCGAGGGCGCGGCCGCCAAGACGGGTAAGAGCCTGAAGACCCTGGGCGAGGGCGCCGGCAAGGGTCTGGAGGACATCGGCAAGACCGCACCCAAGGCTGCCGATGGCGTGGGCCGCGTGGCCAAGAGTGCCGACGATGCCAAGAAGGCGCTGGCCGGCATAGGCTCGTCTGCCGCCAACCTGGGTCAGGTGTCCAGCGCGGCTGCCGCTTCGGCGCGCGGCATGGCCGGCTTCAGCGCCGCCCTGCAGTCCTCGCAGAAGACGCTGCTCGACCTGCAAGCTCAGGTCCGTGCTGCTGCTGCATCCGTGGCACAGCTTGGCGGAGCCGTGGCCACCGCACTGCCGTCGATGCAGGCCGTGGTCAAGGCCCAGTCCGATGCCGCCAAGAGCGCGCTGGACATGGGTATCGCCTTCAAGTCGTCTGCTGACCAGATGCGCGCCTACTCGGCGTCGTCCGCCGGCGTGGCCGACGCGAGCGCGAAGACCGCCCGCTCCCTGGATGCCACCGCCACAGCCGCGCGCGCCTTCACCACTGCTATGGCCGTGGCCGGCGTGGGATTCGGCGCGAACGAGCTGATCGCCATGGTGGACGGCTACACCAAGTTCACTGCGCAGCTGAAGCTGGCGACGAAGGGCGCCTCGGACTACGGCGTGGCCATGGTGTCCGTCAAGCGCATCGCCACCGACGCGCAGCAGGGCCTTGGCGAAGTCGGCACGCTGTACGCGCGCATCGCCAATGGGACGGCAGAACTCGGCCTGAACCAGCGCAAGCTGGCGGACATCACCGAGACCGTCTCTCTGGCTCTGAAGGTCAGCGGGGCGACTGCGTCCGAATCGTCATCGGCAATGCTGCAGCTGTCCCAGGCCTTCGCCTCGGGCGTGCTGCGCGGCGAAGAATTCAACTCGGTCAATGAGGCCGCTCCACGTCTGATGAAGGCGCTGGCGGACGGCATCAATGTGCCTGTTGGCGCCCTGCGCAAGATGGCCGAGGAGGGCAAGCTCACCTCGGCCGTCCTGTCTGAAGCGCTGCCGAAGGCCCTGGGTCAACTGCGCGAGGAAGCCAAAGAAGTCCAGACCATCGGCGGCGCCTTCACGGTGTTGAAGAACAACATCATGGAGATGGTGGGCGCGCAGTCCAACGCCAGCGGCACGACCAAGGCGTTTGCCTCGGGCATCAACGCCCTGGCCAATAACCTGGACCTGCTGGCCGCTGCCGGCGGTGCTGTGGCTGTGGTGCTAGGCGCGCGCTTTGCAGCCTCAATCACGGCGTCTGGCGTGGCTTTTGCCGCCTCTGCAGTGCAGGCCGCCCGCTACCAAGCAGCCCTGGCCAGCATGGCCGGCGTCAGCACGACCGCCGCTGCTGGCCTGGTGACGGTTGGCGCGGCCGCGCGTGGCGCATCCGCTGCCATGACGCTGCTCGGCGGCCCGGTCGGCGCCGTGCTGACCGCTGTTGGCCTGGCCGCGACCGCCTTCTACACGTTCGGCAGCAGCGCGGGCGAATTGGCGAAAAGCGTTGGCGGCCTGAATCAGCCGCTGGATGATCTGAAGAAGCGACTGGACGCCCTTCCCTCGGAAAAGCGTGTCGCTATCGTCCTGGACATCAAGGAAGAGGCCGTCAAAAAGGCGAAGGAGGCTGAGTCTTCGTTCAACAACCTTGCGGCATCGATGGTTGGCGCTTTTTCGGGTGCGCGTGCTGCGTCGGCGGATTCTGCTCGGCAGGTTAACGATCTGGTGGGGCAGTTGGAGAGCGCCAAGAAGACCGGCGCGGACATGACGCCGATCTTGCGTGACGCCGCGCGTGCTGCGGGGGTAAGCAATGCCACTCTGAAGACTTGGCTCGACTTGGCGGCAAACATGCGTGCCGCCCGCGAGGCCGCCAAGACCGGAGAGCAGCTGCCGGATGTTGTGGGAGCAGGCGGAGGTCGTGGCTCCATCAACCCTCCGACTGTTGGCGAGATTGCGGCAAATGCGAGGGCACAGGCTGCCGCAGCGCTTGAAGCAACCAAAGCCTTCAAATCCCAAGCCGAGCAGATGGCAGAGGTGCGCAAACAGGGGGACTCGCTCCGCTCAGCACTGAAGGCCCTTGAGAATTCGAGTCAAGGCGCCGGGGCAAAAGCGCAAGAACTGCGGGATCGCCTGGCAGGAGTTGACGAGCGTCTGAAGTCATTGGCGAAAAGAGGTCGTGAAAGCGCTGGGGCGGCAAAGGCAGAGCAATCCGCCTATGAGTCACTGGTGGCCACGATCAACGCGAAGATTGCGGCGAACGATGCCGAACTCTTTGCCGGCGGCCGGCTGTCCGATTCCGAGAAATTGCGCATTCAACTCCAGGCGCAGCTTGAGTCAGGTTCCAGGAAGATGTCTGCCGCCCACAAGGCGGAGGCCCTGCAACTGCTTGACAAGCTCAAGAGCCAAGAGCAGGAAGAAAAGTCCATCAAGCGCGCGATCACGCTGAATGACCAGCAACTTGCGATGCGGCAGGAGCAGGCCGAAGCGGAGGCTGAGATGCAGCGCCGTGTGGATGCGGTGCGCATGTCGCTCCACTCCTATACGGAGAGCGTGAAGGACTCCGTGGAAATGACGGAGCTGGAGTTGCGCACCATCGGCATGACGAATGCTGAGCGCACGGTGCTGATTGAGCAGCTGCGCATTGAGCAGGATTTGCGCAAGCGCATCAGGGAGATCGAGAATGCCCCATACCAAACCCAGGAGGCGCGGCAGGCAGACATCGACAAGGCTACAGAGGCAGCCCTCCAGGCGAAACTGAATGCGCAAAGGCGCGTCTTCGTCTCCGAATGGGACAAGACCAGCCAGATGGTCAGCGACACGCTAACCGACTACATCATGCGCGGTGGCGAGAACGCTGCAGAGTACCTGAAGCGGCTGTTCTCGACGCTGGTCCTGCAGCCCATCGTGCAGTACGGCGTCAGCTCGCTGTTCGGCGGCGGCAGCTCGGGTGGCGCGGGCGGATCAAGCATGGGCGGAGGAATTCCCGGGCTTGGCCTATTGGGGAACAGTGGGCTTTTTGCTGGCACGAACTTCGGCGCCGGCTTGATGGGCGGTATGCCGGCGTTTCAGGGCGGCATCGAGATGATGTTTGGCGGCGAGCTGTTCGCCGGGGGCATGCAGGCTTTTGGCGCGGCTCTGCCATGGGCGGGAGCTGCCCTTGCGCTGATCAGTATGATCAAGTCTTTCGACAAGTCTGGCACCCCGCACTACGGTGCGGATGCCGTCTACTCTGGCGGAGAGACGACCGCTGTGAAGCGGCGCGAAGACGGTGCCCTGGGCTACTACGAGGGCGCCAAGTACTGGAACCAGGGCGCGCAGGACTTTGTGAACGGCGTGGCCAAGTCCGTGGGCGGCATGCTCGACTCGTTCGCAAAGAGCTTCGGCCGCGAGACGGGATACATCGTCAAAACCGGCTTTGCAGACGACAGCAGCAAAGACGGCGCCTGGGGCGCGCTGCAGATCGTGGGTCCTGACGGCAAGACCATTGTTGACTGGTCCAAGGATCAAAACAACAAGTGGGCGCCGCGCGAATTCGCAGATGGCGAAGCAGGGCAAAAACAGTACTTGGACATGATCGCCAAGGATGTGGCGGCGGCGATGAGCAAGACGCTCGGTGATGCAGACTGGGCAACTAAAGCGCTGGAATCCGTCAAGGACCTTGATAGCCTCAACGCCGTGTTGCAGCAGATCGGTGCTGTCAAGGCGGCGTTCGACGGTTGGGCCAAAACGCTCACGGGGTTCGCTGATATCACCGGCAAAGCTCAGACGGAGTTGCTCAAGTTCGCCGGCGGCATCGAGGCGTTGGCGGGCAACATCAATGCCTTCTACGCCGGCTTCTACTCGGAGCAGGAGCGCGCTGAGATCCTGCAGCGTCAAGTGCGCGAGCAGCTCAAGGGCCTGGGCGTGGACATTGACCCCGTCGGCGGCGAGGCCGCGAAAAAAGCCTTCAGGAAGCTCATCGAAGACGCGCTCGCATCGGGCAACACCGAGCTTGCGGCCAAGCTTCTCGCGCTCGCGCAGCTGTTCGGCGTGGCGGCCGATGCTGCCCAGAAGTCGGCCGAGGTGGCTGCTGATGCTGCCAAGAAGGCGGCGGACGAGGCTCAGGAGGCGGCCGAAGAGATGGCGCGCGTGCTCGCCGAGGAGCGGCAGAAAGCCAAGGACGCCGCGATGGTGAACTTTGAAGCTGCGGTCAACCGGGAGAAGGAGTACTGGCAGGGCGTGCTGTCCAGCTCGCAAGAGGCTGTGCAGGCGATCTCCAGCATCCTGAACCCGCTCAAGCAAAGCGCGAAGGAACTGTTTGGCTCCATCGATGCTGCCCAGCAAATGCAGGCTGCCCAGGGCATGGTCTATATCGAGCAGGCCCTCGCTGGCGTGCGCGATGGCGCCAAGCTATCCAGCTATGACGGTCTCACAGACGCGATCACTGCGGCGCGCGGCGGCATCACCTCGGGCCGCTACACCTCGCAGTTCGAGCGTGATCGTGACGCCCTTGTGCTGGCCAACCAGCTGTCGCAGATCGCCGGCTACGGTGACACCCAGCTCAGCGTCGAGGAACGGCAGCTCAAGAACTCGCAAGAGCAGCTGCAGCGCCTGGACAAGACGCTGTCCTACTGGCGTGACCTGCTCGACGGCAACAAGACGCAGATCGATGCAACGCTGAGCGTGGAGGCGGCCATCAAGGCGCTGGAGGCCTTGCTCTTTCCCGAGAAGCCCACAACGGGCGGCACGGGCAGCGGAAGCAATGGGACGCAGCCAAGCTGGGGCAGCGGCGGCGGCGGATTCCAGCCCGCGAACAGCGGCAAGTACAAGACGCCCACAGCGATCCTCAGCGGCGGCGCGGTCATCTATGACTACGCCGACGCGGACTACTCGAAAAAGCTCGACGGTCTTTCGTCCACGTTCCACAAGTACGACGGCACGGGGGATTTCGCTGGGCTGGCGAACGAGTTCAAGGGCGCTGGCGGCACTGCGAAGGACCTTGCATACCTGTACGGGTTCACCGAAGCCGATGTGCTAGCTGCCCTGGACCGCAACGGCATCCCTCGTTTCGACGTTGGGACGAACCGTGTGCCGCAGGACATGCTGGCCATGGTCCACAAGAACGAAGCCATCGTGCCTGCGGCGTTCAACCCATGGGCCGGTGGATCTGGACTGGGCGGGGGTAACAACAACGCTCGGCTGGAGGCCCTGGTTGCCCAGTTGATCGATGAAAACCGTACACAAGCTGGCCAGAACGTCCGGCTCAACTCACAAGTGGCGCGGCTGCTGCAGCGCTGGGACGGCGACGGAATGCCGCAGCCGCGAAAAGAAGGAGAGGGGGTTGCAGCATGAGCATTTCATCGCTTGTCGTCATCGCGCCGCTTGTTGTGACGCCAGCAATGCTGGTGTCCAGCGATGTGCCGGAGAACGACTACCCAGAGTGGGCGGCCGGCACGACCTACACGAAGGGCCAGCGGGTGATCCTTGCCGCCCAGCACAAGGTCTACGAGAGCACGGCGGATAGCAACACGGGGAACAACCCCGCGACGCCGTCTTCCGAGCCCAAGTGGGTCGAGGTCGGGCCGACAAACCGCTGGCGTCCTTTCGATAAGTCGGTCAGCAGTCAGGTCAAGCAGGCCAACAACATCAGCTACCGGATCAAGCCCGGCCAGGCGATCACATCGCTCGGCCTGCTCAACGTCACGGGTGCCACGAGCATCCGGGTGCGGTTGATTGATCCGACATTCGGCACCGTCTACGACAAGACAACCGCGATGTCTCCAGTGCCTGTTGCTGCGGGCTGGTGGGAGTGGTTTCTTGGGGAGCGGCGCACTCCGACGCAAGCCCTCTTGCAGGACCTGCCCAGCTTTCCGGCTGCCGACGTCCTGATCGATGTCACCGGCACGGTTGACCTGGCCGTCGGCGTGATCTTGATGGGGCAGCGGCGCACGTTCTCGCTCGGCGTCAAGTCGGGCGCGCGTGTGAGCTTCCAGGACTACTCGATCAAGGATCGCAACGAGTTCGGCGACGTCATCCTGCTGGAGCGCGGATTCGCCAGGCGCGCGGCATTCCAGATGCTTCTGTCCTCCAAGGAAGTCGATGCGTTCAACGACTTCCTGATTTCGGTGCGGGCCACGCCGTGCCTCTGGATCGGCTCTGGCCGATTCGAGGCAACGGTGGTCTATGGGTTCTGCAAGAACTACGAAATTCTTCTCTCTTACTACGACTATGCAGACTCCGAGTTGGAGCTGGAAGGGCTGACATGACAGACATCGTTACGCCAACCCCGATTGATGAGCTGCCGCCAGCACCGTCTCCTGGGGACACGCCGGCAGAGTTCAATGCAAAGAGCTTCCCGTTTGTCGCGGCCGAGGTGACCATGGTGCCGCAGATCAACACTGCGGCGGCCCAGACGAACCAGAACGCAACGGCTGCCAGTGAGCGGGCAGCGGCAGCAGATGCGTCCAAAGGCGCTGCGCAGGCGGCAGCAGGTACAGCGACAACCAAGGCTGGAGAAGCATCCGCCAGCGCCACGGCAGCGGCTGGTTCAGCCACGGCGGCATCCACGTCAGCGGGCAATGCGGCAGGCTCGGCCACAGCCGCCTCTGGCTCAGCGACGGCGGCGGCCGGAAGCGCAACAGCGGCGGCGGGATCGGCCACGGCGGCGAACACTGCGAAGACCGGGGCGGAGGCGGCGCGCGACGCAGCTCAGGGCTACCGCGACCAGGCGGAGGTATTCGCATCGGGCCAGCTCAAGGGCAGCAGCACGACGAGCGTGACGCCTGGCGCGGGTGCCAAGAGCTTCAGCATGGAGCCCTCGCGCTCGTTTGTGGCGGGCATGTACCTGGTGGCCACGTCCACCAGCGATCCAGCTACGCGAATGAGCGGCTACGTTCAGAGCTACAACCCAGGCACCGGCGCTCTGGTCATTGGAGTTGACACGTTCGCCGGGACCGCCGCAAAGGCGGATTGGGTGATTGGGGTGGCCGCGCCTGGAGCCTCGAATTCGATGGCGACTCAAGTGATCACGGCGAACACGACTGCCGTGCCGGGGGTGTACTACATCTTCGCGACTGCCGGGATCACACTCACGATTCCGACGAACTTCAGTGCGGGCCAGACGTTCGGCTTCGGCATGTCGCGCGGCATCACATCCGCAAACATCGACTGGCAGACAAACAAGCTCAAGGGCCGCAGTCCTGGCGTAATGCAGCTGCTGTCCCAAAACGACTCTGCGGTTTGCCGCTGGGTCAATGCAACTGATGGATTTATGGAGGCAGCATGAGCATTTTTCCGGAGTATTTCGGCAGCGGCAGCGGCGGCGGCAAGTTGCGCTTTCAGGATTTCACTACTTCCGGCCTCTTTACGCCCTCTGCTTTGCTTAGTCTAAATGGCGGGCAGTGCTTTGTGCTGTGCGTTGGCGGCGGCGGGGGTGGTGGCACTGGCTCGTCTGGGCAAGGCGCTGGCGGCGGCGGGGGTGGTGGCGCGGTCATCGTCCGTCCGCTTGTCATCACGAGTGCTCAGACGATCACCATCGGAGCGGGCGGCGCAGCAGGGACAGCGGGGTCTGCATCAAGCATAGGGGCTCTACTGTCCGCTCCTGGCGGTGGCGCTGGCGCAAATGGAGATCCTGCGAATCCAATCGCTGGAGGCGTGGGCGCATCGGGCGGTGGCGCTTCGGGCTATGCGGCGGGTGGTGGTGGCGGGGCGGGGTCGCCAGGTGGCAATTTCTCTATCGCCACGGCGGGAAATGCTCAAGCTAATGGTGGTGCTGCTACTTATGGGTCTGCTGGAGGCCGATCAGCTAATTCGGCAGGGATTGTGCTCGCGGGATCGGGCGGCGCTGGCATTGACGGATTCGGTGGCGGCGGCGGAGGTGGGGCTGGCGGCAGTAGCGGATCGCTGATCCCGGGGCTGGGTAGCCATGGCGGCGGCAACGGTGGCGGTGGGGCCGGAACAGCGGGTCGGGCGAACAGCGGCGGTGGGGGCGGCGGCGGTGGAGCAGTTGGCGGCTCGTTCGCGGGCGGAGCCGGTGGCTCTGGCTTTGTGAGGATCTGGTGGTACGAATGATCAAGCAATACGCACTCATCAAAAGCGGCTGTGTCGAGCAAGTCATCGTTGCAGACGCTGATTTCGTGGAGACGATCCGCGCGCACTGGGACCACATCGAGCTTGCGCCGGAGACTGTTGGCGTCGGCTGGGCCTGGGACGGCCAAGCGTTCGCTGCGCCCCCAGCGCCTGACCCAGGGCCGCAACCCACGCCTGCCCGGCACATCAGCGTGGGAGCGTTCTTTGACAGGTTCGGC